TTAGGTTTTAACCATTTTTTTAAAAGCTCATTTGCATATTGCCATATTAAATTTGTTTTATCTGTTGTTTCAAAGGATTGTGATAACCCTTCTATACTTTCACTTGCTATACCGGTAGGAATAGTCATAATTTCATTAAACTTAAGCATAAATAGTTTAATGCTATGCGGAGTATCTTCAATGTTTTCATAATCAAAAACAAAAGTTGTGTTATCTTCTATCCAGTCCGCGGCACTTAACAAAACTAAAATATCATTGCTATTCATTTCCTGTATTTCCGGATTCAGCTTTTTTAGTTGTTCTTGCGTCATTGTTATCACCTTTTTCTTTTTTCTTGCTTTCTTTTATAATTTCATTAGCTTTATAAAAAATCCCATCATAAATAACAGAATAAGGAAAAGTTTTTGCCATATAAATACCTCCTTTCATAAAAAATAAAGCCTTTTTTCGCCGTACTTAGGGCAATAAAAAAAAGCAATCCGAAAGATTGCTAATAATAATCTAAAATTTTTTGTTTACAAATTATAAAAATATGATATAATATAATTATAAAAGAAACCGTTAGGTTTCACCGACCTAGTTAGTTAAAAATAACAGCCACTTATCGGGAAAATAACAGGGCTGCTATTTTTTTATAGTCAAAATAAGTAACAGTACAAAATTAACTGTATTTAAAATTAATAAAGCTAATTCTACATTACTCATACTATCACCTCCTTTCTCCAAAGGAGAGAAGTCGGTGAAAGACTTTAGCAGCCGTACCTAACGGTTTCCGTATAAAGATAATATCACAAATTGTTATTAAAGGCAACCATAAACTAAATTTTCCTATTTACAAATTATAAAAACGTGATATAATATAAATATAAAAGGCAATCGGAAACGATTAACCGAATGGACTATATGGTAAACAGCCCCATCTGCTTAGTAATTAAGGGCTGTTATTTTTTTTGTTGAATTAAGCAATATCACTAAATATATGATAGCTATTTTAGGCTACTTCTAAGGCATAGCACAAATCCATCTTTTCAAAAGAAGGTAATGCTATCATTGACACCGTAGTTTTTGTTTGTACAGGGTCATCGGTAATTGTAACAGCAACAGCAATTCCGTTTTCGATTACAGCTACATTTGCGTCTGGTCTTGTTGATAATGTACGTTCTTCTGGTGTAGTACCTCTCCACAAATATCCAAGACTTGAATTAGGTAACATCATAATAATATTATCAGGATAAAAACGCTTAACTGTTCCGCTTTCGTCTTTATATTGCTTATTATAGACAATAATATTAACGCTTAATTCTTCTTCAACATATTGCTTTATTTTTGCACTGGTATAATTAATATTGGCAGTAACATTTTGAGCAAGAACGCCACTTTTTACTGCTTTACTGTTTTTAATCAGATTAAATGTTGGTTTAGACATAAGTAATATTTCTGGTCTATTTCCTGCAGCGGCTTCCTGTGCATCAAGACAATTTTCTATATCTCTCATTGGGTCACACGTTTCTGAAGATGTCCATTTATCAGCCTCGGTAACAATTTTGGTGTAATGCTCTTTCTTCCAGTCACCGTTTTTATCATAATCATAAGTATAGTCAACACCGTTTGCTTTAATTTCAATTCCAATTTTGCCATTAATAGGGGCTAATAGCTGCATTATCATTCTTTCAGAAACTACCTTTGCACCCTCTATTAAATTTTGGCTATCATTAAAAATATTTTCAAGAACTTGAATAGCATAAGGGTCGTAGCTGCTTTGCACCCTCATTATTTCTTGTTCGTCTGCTTCTTTTACCAACATACTTTCACGAAAAAAAGCCATTTGAGTTTCTGATAGTGCTATTCCTACTCTATCCCTAAATTTTGAAGATGTGTCAAAACTGGAAGGCATTAAAGAAATCGGCAAACCATTATGCCCTTTAATCCATTTTAAATCAAGTCCTGCTTTTTTTCTTGAAGGAAAATATCCAGAACCTAAATAAGGTATATTGTTACTTGCGGCATTAGTATAATTTAATGCTATAGCTTCAGAATTAAAAACATCTGATAATTTCATTTTAAATTCCCCCTTAAATAAAATTAATTAATGGCAAATTAATGTTTGTATTGGGTACTTCAGGCAATTTCGACTTATCTATAAAGCCGTGTATAATAATGGCTCCATTAGGGTCTTCATCAATATAAACATCATTAAGAAGTACACCAATGGCGTTACTGTCATTAGATGGTATAATTGTTCCAGCTGATATAACTCCATCTGTTGCTAAAGATGATAAAGCTGAGCAGTCATAATTAATTGCTACAAAATGGTCATTGGCAAGTATTGTTTTGCTTTGTCCTACAACTGTATTTTCAAATTTCACAATATTTTACCTCCCTATATAATAATTTAAAATTTTATTGGATTCTCTTAATCTTTCAGAATCCCTTTGTCCTAAATTCTCTGCTATGTTAAATTTTTTGTTTAAATTAGCATTAACGGATAATGCGTTGTTCGGTATTCTTCCATTTTCCTTAAATGCTTTATCTATTTGATTGGAAACCAAGCTATTAATTAACTTTTTAAAGATTTTAACCTTTTCATCAATTTTTGAAGTATCTTCATCATATACAAAATCAACTATTGACAAGGCTCTATCTGTTCCATCATCAAGCCCAGCTATTTTTATAGCTCTTATAGCATATAGCCTATTTTCCTTTTCAAGTAGTTTTTTTTCCTTTTCTACTAATTCTTTTTCTTTTTCAGACATTTCAAGTTGTCTTATTTCTTCATTTGATAAATTTTGCTTGTTTAGCCTGTCAATTTTACTTTTAAGTTCCTTAATTTTTTTTGAAGATTCATTAGTTATATCTTCAATTTTCTTTTTTAACGATTCCTCGGACTGATTATTAGTTTCCGGGTTATTTTCTCTTTCGTTATTTTCATTTTCTATTGGAGAATTTTCAACAGTGACGGTATCACCAAAAAAATGTAAATTAGTTTTAAGCATTTTACAGCTCCTTTCTTTAAATAAACATAAAAATAAAGCCTTTTTATGCCGTGCTTAGGGCAGATTACTATTACTTTTAAACAAAAAAAATATCTATCAGCTATTTTGATTATATATCTGGTCGTATATTTTTTGTAATTTAATTCCTGTTTCATCAGGTTCATCATTATTACCTAAAATATTATTAATAATTTCATCATCTATCGCAGATAAAAGTTCATTAACGTCACCTTTATCTAGCAATTCAGCTAAATTATCAATATAATTTCCTATAAATTGTTTTTGCTCAGTCGTTATATTAATCATAATTTTTCTCCTTTTAAATAGATTTTGGATTGACTTGAATTAAGTTGCCAGTTTTGGGGTTTATAGAAACTATGTAGTTTTTTCATATTCTTCGTAAGTCATAAGCTTATACGTGAGAAAGCAGCGACAACGGCAATCGTTAGCAGCATCGCCGCTATTTCCGGGGCAATCAGCAAAAACGCCATTTCCTAAATCAAACTTATCGCCAACCTTTATAGTAACCCCTTCCATTTTTTGATGGTTTGCCTTTGAATTTTTATTTTTCTTTGTTTTCCAACCTTTAGAGGTATATATTCTGCTACTAGGTCTAACCCTTTCGTCTTTTCTTGTATGCCAAGTAGCGGTATATACTAGTCCAGTATTTTCAACCTTTTTTGATATATTCTTTGCACAATCATTAAACCCACTTTCCTGAACTCTATGGGTTTCTGTTTTTACAGTATTTAAAGCTTTTCCATAACTTATGTCACATCTTTCGTATATCCTCTTAGCGGTAACATCATATCTATCACCATTCATAAGACCAATATTAAGTTGTTTTCTAATATTATATATTGTTTCCCGCCTATTTTTTTCAAGTCTATCCGTAAGCGTTGAACCACTTGTAGGATTATTAACAGCCCTTTTTAATACTTCTGGTCTTATGTTAATATCTTTTATTTTTTCTGCTAATTCTTCAATATTTGATGAATTTTGTACAGCTCTGACCATACCTTTATAACAATTGCTATATACAGACTCAACTGTAGATAATATTGTTTTTTTTACTTCAATTGCAATATAATCAATTCTTTTAACAACTTCTTCAAGGAATCTTGCGTATCTCTGTTTTTGCCATAATATAGATATGGTGAGTCTGCCATCTTTATCCGAATACTTTGCGTATTCATTTCCTAAAAAGCCATTTAAATCAGATAATACACTTTTATAGACCTTTGCTATAGTTTTTTCAGCACCCTCAACTCTTCCTTTTTCAACTTTCCGCACCTGCCATAACCAATAGTTTAAATCTTTCCTATCCTGCATTATGCCACTTCCTTATATGCCTTCTTTACTATCACTTTTAGTAAAATTGACATTGTCTAAATGTGGCATTGCATTTTGTTCATCTTCAATAAGCTGCATAACATAATCGACATCGTCAATAAATGATAATTGTTCAAATGCTGTAGATTTAGGAAGCCCTGCAGCAATTAAAGACTGTACTGCTTGTGCTTCTGACTGTAAATCAAGAGGAAAATTACGATTAAAGGACATAGTAATTTGAAGCGGGTCTATTTTATTACCTCTTTTTCCCCAACTACTACAAAGAAGTTTCCACATATATTGTGCAGCGTCCATAACCTTAGCTTCAAACATTCCGCATTTAGTTTCAAGTCCGTGTAATTTAAATTTAAGACTTATGCCACTCGCATTATTGAACTGATTATCATTTAAATTAGGAGTTTTACTAAACCTATAAATATTATTTTGAAGTCTTTCTAAGTGATGTTCGGTAAAAGAATCATTTATATTTTTAGTTAAAAAATATGCCCTACCTTGTTGTGTTCCCATTGACGGAAATATAAATGAACCTGCTTTTTGCCCTTTTCTTATAGTTTCTTCATCAAGTACTATGTTTTCAAAAATAAGGTAGGCGTGTACAAAGGCTTCAACCTCATTGGAATTATCAGACAAAACCTTATCATAGTCATCAATCAATGTTAAAACTTTTTCAGCGTCTCCTAATAGTTCCATATTGTTCGCAATGCCTTGTAATGGGCAATAATCAAACATATGGGGCTTTGTATCTATATATTCTAAATGGTTTAAATATCCTGTATAAGTGTATATATTTGTACTATCATAAAATTCAACAGTCCATTTTTCAACGCCATTAATATCTTTTGTACTAAAATATCTAATAGCAAATTCAGGCTCTGATATAGAAGTATTTGACAATATAATTGTTTCATATCCTTGAATTGGCATAACCCTCTCATTACCCTGTGTGTCAATATAAAAAAGCCTGCCGGAATATCCATATATACTAGCAAGCTTTGTTATCTCCATATCGACGCCATACATATTATTTCTAGTAGTGAAATCTGTAATGACCTTAATAGCGTTTTTTATATCTTCTTCTGACCCTGTTACATTTAGTGATTCATCTGTTTGACTATAGCCATATGTAATAGGCTCACCAGCAAAATAACCAGTTTTAAAATCAACTATTTCACTAAAAAAATCATTGTTAACTTTGTTGTTAATAGGATTTTCTTCCTCAAATCGTGGTTGTCTTTCAAAAATAGGAATACCATTATTTACATTGCGGTATCGGTTATATAATTTGTTGTTATATTTGCGGTTAGGAATATGCTTATTTATTATTTTATATAATAATTCAACTGGTATACCATTGTTTGTTATAGACTGCCTTACCGCTTCAATTTCAGCAGTAAAATCAGGATATAATTCTAATAAATTTCGGCTCACTTTTTAACCCCCTTTTTTGCTATTTTCTTTTCTTTGAAAAAATTGGGTGCCTGTCTGTCAAATATAATTTTTCCATTGTATAATACTGTTAATCCACATTTATTACATATTGAAAAATCATTAAATTTTTTCCAAAAGTGGTTACACATATCACAATCTCACCCCTTTTAACGCTGCTGTACTTATGTGTAATTTCTCAGTTGCATATCGCAAAGCGTCAATCAAATGGTTATTAGTATCAACCGGTTTAGCTATTGCAATTCCGTTTTTATCTTCCTGCCAATGATACTGCTCAATTTCATTTTTAAAATTTTGGCAATGAACATCTATTATAATTTT